AAGAAAACAAGTCATGACAAGAGCAGGACACCCGACCACAGCAGCACCAATAGTTCTTCATGGTTATGGTAATTTACCAATGACTGCTGCAATCAACAGCCTGCAATTCAAATTGGACACTGGTAACATGGCTGCCAATTCGACTTTTAGTCTTTATGGGGTGTCTGCCGTATGATTACTTTATTTCAAACAACCACTGTGGGAGCTGGTGGTGTAGCTCAAATAAACTTCAATAGTATTCCTCAAACGGCAAAAGACTTGATGTTGGTTTTATCGCTTAGATCTACTACGGCAAATACCAATTTCAGTTTGTTTGCCAATGCTGACTTCACAGCAACTAATTACAATAATGTTTTCTTCAATGGTGCTAGCTCAATCACAACAGCAGTTGCAAATACTGCCCTGGCAGGGGTAATGAATAGCAGCTCTATGGTTGCCAATAGCTTTGGCGTGACCACAATTATTGTGCCAAATTACACAAGCAGTTTCCTCAAGCGAGCTTTGATTGAGTGTGTTAGCACTGACGCTTCCTCAACTCCTAACATGAGAATTGCTGCTTGGGGTTGGACTGGCACTGCTGCTATTACCGATCTAAGACTCTCTGACTTTACTTTTGCCCAGAACTCCACAGCCTCCCTCTATCTGATAAGTTAGGAAACCATGACCGACATTCCAGTGAAAATCGTTGTTGATCTCTCAAAGCCAGAGGGCGAGCGAGAGCAGGTTATTCCTTTGACAGAAGAGGAAATAACTCAAATGAAATTAGACGCAGAACAAGCAAAGAAAGACGCAGCTGCACAGGCAAAAGCTGAGGCTGCTACCCAGGCTGCCAGGGAATCGGCTTTGGCAAAATTGCAAGAGCTAGGTCTGACCGAGGCAGAGATCAAGGCTTTGGCAGGCTAGTGTGAGCACTAAACCTCCTAGCAATACAGCTGTTATTCTGCGAATCGTGACAGAGATAGAAAAGAAGCTCGAGGACTTCGAGCAAAGAATTAGGCAACTTGAAAAGGCACACTGGTCAAATGCTTTTATTCAGTCAATCATGACTGCTGCAATCACCGCAGGAATTGTTGCTTTTATAGTTAGGGGAATCTAATGAGCGTAAGGGATGACTTTACAATTGACGCAGGATCTACATTCATCAGGGAGTTTGAATACCTGACTGATGAGGGCACTCCAATTGACATCAGCAGCTTTCAGGCTAGGGCGCAGGTTCGCAAGTCAACATTTCGAGAGTTGGTCTTTGCCTCAGTGCCAGTGATTGACCCTGAAACTTTTGTTATCACAATGACTTGGACTCCGGAGCAGACTGAGCTTTTGACAGATTCAAACTATGTCTATGGGCTCGAAATCTATGATGAAAACACTGGGGAAGTTTATGCGCTGACTCAGGGGGTCATCACTGTAAATCAGGAGATAGTCAAATGACGCAGGTAGTGATTACCCAGCAGGTCAATCGAGTCAGGATTTTAGGGGCTTTTGATCCCAATTATGGCAGCTTCGAGTTCAGGGGTTCAGATCAGACCTGGACTGAAATCTCCCCCATTCCGCTGAATCACGAAAACTTTGCTAAGTATGTTGAAATTGACGAGGGCGGTCAGATTATCTTTCGCAAGAAAGGCAAGTATGACATTCAGTTTTCAGCTCAGCTAATCAAACTAACTGGTGGAAGTCATTCCGCTGAAATCTGGATCAAACAAAATGGTGAAGATGTCGCTCACAGCAACACGCTAATCACAATTCAAGGAAATCAAAACTCTGCTTTGGTGACTGCTTGGAACTGGTTCGTTGATGTTGAGGCTGATGATTATGTGCAGCTCTACTGGTGGGTTGACGGAGCAAACCACATCAAGATAGATTCTCGAGCTGCCACTGACGGCAGACCTGAAATCCCAGGAGTTATTCTCACTGTCAATCAGGTTGGCTAATGAAAGCAATTCCTCCAGTAGAGGGTAAGTTCAGAGTCACCTCTCCTTTTGGCTTTAGAAAGCACCCAATCTCAGGCAAGCGACAACTTCACGCTGGGGCTGACTTAAGCGGCACTGACAAGATTGAGAACATAATTGCTCCAGAGGACGGCACGATTCTCGAGGCTAGAAAGTCAACTGCTCCTGGCGGAGGTTATGGCTACTTTGTGAAATACAAAGGCAAGTCAGGCTTCACCCACCTAACGGCTCACCTGCAAGAAAACTCAATCAAGGTCAAGCCAGGGCAAAAGGTCAAACAAGGTGATGTCCTCGGTATTATGGGCAGTACTGGCGCAAGCACTGGTGTTCACTTACACTGGGAAGTTCGCTGGGGAATCAAACCAACAGATCCAATGAAATGGTTAGTAAAGGTCAACTCATGAAGTTCACTCCAAAAGTTCGCAAGGCAATCTACGCTGCTGTTGCAGGTGTCGTTCCACTACTAATCATGCTTGGTCTAATAACTGACGAGCAGTCTCAGGCAATTATGTCCTCAGTTGCGGCTTTCCTTACATTCTTTGCCACAATCCTGGCTGGCTCTAATGTCCAGGACGAGGACTTTACCGAGATTGAGACTCCTGAAATACCAGGGCAATAAAGTCACCCACTAGCACTAATCTGCGATCATGTCAATTGCAGAACGAATAGAAGCACTAGGGCACTCTTCCCTAATCGGCACTCATCCAGCAGGCTCAGAGGCTTGGCTGGAGCAACGGCAGTCTGGAATCGGTGGAAGTGAAGTTGCCTCGATTTTGGGCTTATCTCCATACACCTCAGCTCTGACGCTGTTTTATCAAAAGCTAGGAATCCTGCCTCCTGAGCCGACAACTACGGCGATGATGTTGGGCAACTTACTGGAGCCAGGCATAGTCGAGGCGTTCAAACAGGAATACCCTACAATCAAAGTCCACTATGAAAGCCTTACCTTTGCCAGCATAGAGAATCCTCGATTCAGGGCAAATCCTGACGCCATTATTGAGGATCAGCAGGGCAATTTAGCTATTCTCGAGATCAAGCACACCAGCCAGTATTGGACTGAAATCCCCCTGCATTACAAGTATCAGGTGCTCTGGTATCAGTATGTCACAGGGCTAAAAAACCCTGCTACCCTCTATGCGGTCACAGGAGGCTCTCTGAGGGCTTTTACTGTCGAATGGGATGAATCCCTTATGGAGCTGGTCAAAGTGGCTGTAAAGGCGTTCTGTGACCTGCTAGACAGTGAACAGCCTCCTAGCTATGACGGCAGTGATAGCACCTATCAGACCATCAGAGAACTTGCCCCTGGAATCAAGGACGAGGAAGTAGAGCTTTCATGCGGTCTCGAGCTAATGGCAGCTAAGCAGCTGTTTGACGGAGCTGAGCGAAACCTCCAAAAATACAAGTCAATGGCTATGGACGAAATGGACGGCGCTAGGCTTGGGCTATACAACGGCAAGCCTTTGGTTCAACTGCAAGTCCGAGGCGAGGGCAAGCCATTCATTACATTCACGAAAGGAAACTAATGAGCTTCTTAGAAAGCTATGAGCCAGTTGCAGATCGAATTGCTAGCTTCTGGGCAAAACATCCTCAGGGGAGGATTCACACTGACATTGTCTTGGTCAACGCTGACGAGGTCGTAATCAAGGCAAGTGTCTTTACAGACAGAGAAGATCCGAGACCAGCAGCAATTGACTTTGCCAGAGAGTCACGCACATCCGGAAATCTAGTGAAGTTTGCAGTCGAGAATTGCGCCACATCAGCAATCGGGCGAGCACTTGCAACCCTGGGCTTTCAGGTCAAAAACGGCAACGGCAAAGCAGTGAGACCCAGCCGAGAAGAAATGAGCAGGACTGTCAGCGAAGCACCAAAGCAAAAGAACTGGGCAATTGAGGCAACTGTGCTAGCAGGTCAAAAGAATGTTCCAGGACTTAGGGCGCTTTACAAGGAAGCCGAAGCAGCAGGAGCAGGAGCAGAGATCTTGCAGTCAATCAAAGACCTAGCAAAGTCGCTAGACTCCCAGAAATAGAAAAGGGAGCTAGCACACAGAAACTAGCTCCCTGACCGCATGAATGGAGAGCGATCCTAACCACGAAAGGGTAGGGTAATGCTAGCACACAGAGAGGACAACATGAAAACCGACACAGCTACAGAATACCAGCTAGCCAAAAGCTACAACCTGGGCTATGAGCATGGGATGAAAGACATTAAGTCCAGAGCCTTAGTCACGCTTTGGAGAGAATACTTGAAGTTCAAAGACCTCGATCCAGACCTGGCAAAGCTAATCAGACAGACAATCGAAGTCACTGAAAAACTCCAGTGATACATCCTTTATAGTTATTTATAAATAACTATAGATACTTAACTAAAAACCTATAGATAACTACTACAAATTTCTAGTTATTAAGCTATAGGATTCTATAGATAGGCAAACGAAAGGGAAAAAATGCCTCAGATACAAGTAGCAGGAACGGTCAACTCAATTGCCTGGGAGGGCAAAAGAATACAAATCTGGGAGAGGTTTGAAAGCAACGGAAAAGACTTCTCTCGCCTTTGGACTTGTTGGTTCTCAGAGTCGCAGGCTTGGAACTTGCAAGAGCAGGACTGGGCAGAAATACATGGGGAATTGAGCACCAAAATCGGCAGCTATAAAACCAAAGACGGCGTTGAAAAGACTGTTGTTGAACACCACATCCAGGCAGCACAGCTAGTTCAGGTCAAGTCAGCACAGGATCAAGCAGCTCACGCAGCCAAAGTTGACGAGGGTATGCCGTTCTGATGATCCAAAAGACAGTCGAATACCTTGAGCCTCACATTCAGAAAATTGAGGACTGCGATACTGGCATTAGCTATTGGAGAATTGAACTAGAGCTTGAGGGCGAAACCCCAGAAGATCTCTGGTTAGTTGTCGAATCTCCAGAGCTGGTTGACGCTCTGAAAGACTTTGCCAATCAAATGTTGGAGCACTACCACTAATGCTGCAAGTGTTTGCCCCAGGAATCCCTCAACCACAGGGATCTAAAAACGCCTTTAGGCGAGGAAACAAAATTGTCCTGGTAGAAGCAAACAAAAATCTCCCAGCCTGGAGGCGGTTGGTGACTGAGAAGCTGGAAGCAGCTAACTCGGACTGCCAGCCGTTCTCTGGTGCTGTGAGCCTGGATGTCATGTTTTTTATGCCACGACCCAAGACAGTCAAGCGAGAACTTCCCACAGTGCCTCCAGACCTTGACAAGCTAATCAGGGCAATCAACGACTCTGCCACTGACGCAGGAATTATTCAGGACGATTCTCAAGTTGTCGAAATAGTCGCTTACAAGTTCTACGAAGCCGACAATCTGCCCTCTGGTGCACTAATTACCTATTCGCCGTTTCTCGGCGTGTCGTTCGACAGGTAGCACTGCGAGTTCTTACCTTAGAAGCAACACAGAAAGGTATGAAATGCTAGAAAACCTAATACACACAGTTTCAAGAGCCAGGAAATACCCCTGCGCTGTCAAGGCTTTCTTTGACACTCTTAGCGAAGCCGACCAAGAAATCCTGATGTCCGCTTTATCGGACAGGTCAATCTCACACAACTCACTAAGCACTGCCCTTAAGTTGCAGGCAGGCGCAAAGCTAGCTGACACAACTCTCGCCAGACACCGCAACGGACTTTGCTCGTGCTCGAGAATCTAAACCCAGCCAAAAAAGTCGAAGCTCCAAAAGACTGGAGACCAGCTGTGGAGTTTGACGGAACTGACGGCTGGGCGATTACTCCAGGCGTTCCTGGGGATCAAGTGCCTAACTTTGAGCAGTTCCTAATCGAGCAGGGATTCGACCCAAAAGACTACGAAATCGTTGGGGCACCGAGAACCTCACGCTGGCAAAAGTATGACGAAAGCTGGCTGACAAGTTACAGGTTCAACTTTAGGTTGAAAGTTCGCAAAGACCTTGACCTCCCACTGACTTGGAAAACAGTCAAAGGCACAAAAGCTAAACCTCAAGTAAAGGTTGAGAGTGACAAAGCTTTGGTGGTTATGCTAAGCGACTTTCAGATTGGCAAGGTTGACTCCAGGGGTAATACCGAGGATCTACTGGCTCGAATCTTTGCTGCTTATGACCAGCTCGAAGCTCGAGTCAAAAGGGGCAAGTTTGCTCAGGTGATAATCGCTGAAATGGGCGATGTCATTGAGGGCTTCTACAACAAGGCAGACCAGCAGCAGGTTTATAGCAATAGCCACTCAATTATGAATCAGGTGGACTTAGCAATCAGCGTGACCTGGGAACTAATCAAGCGACTACGCAACTACTCAGAACTGAGCTATGCGACAGTTGCCTCGAATCACTGCCAATGGAGAATTAGCAAGCAACAAGTCGGCAATCCTGGAGAAGACGATTGGGGAATTGTTATTGCTAAACAGCTAGCTCGACTAGCTAAAGAAACTGACACTCAGCTCAAGGTGCTCATACCCAACCCTCATGACGAATCTTTAGCTGTTGATGTCTTTGGTGATCAGTTCCATGTTCTTGGTTTATGGCATGGTCATCAAGCCTCGAGACCCGAGGGAATCCCAGATTGGTGGACCAAGCAGGCGTTCGGTCAGCAGCCAGTCTCCGCTGCAACTATCGGTCTAACTGGACACTTCCACCACTTGAGAGTCCAGGAGCTAGGTCAGTCACACAACGGCGGATCTCGCTTCTGGATTCAAGGGAGGACTATGGACAACGGCAGCAACTGGTATAGGCTGAACTCAGGATCGGATTCACAGGCAGGAATTACCTGCTTTGAGCTAGAAAAGGGCAAGCACTTTACAGGAAGCGTGTTCAATGCATAAATCACAGAAAGACAACATGAAGAAACTAATTCAACTAATCGCTCTAGCCTTTGGCTTTATAGCGTTCATGAACATCATGGAGTTCATCTTCTGGCTAGCACCAGTTATCCCAGTGCTGTTAGCGAGTGGCTTCATGCTTTACTTACTAATGCAGGTATTAGCAACGCTAGGAGTGTTAGATTATGACCTGTCAAAACTGCGGAAATAAACATCATGACAAATTATCTGGGCGAGCACTTTGCTCTAAGTGTTATCTATGGCTGACTGGCACAACTCAAGCGAATGGGCAAAAGCAAGGGCGTATGCCAAAACAATACTCGACCCAATCTGTGCGATCTGCAGTCGGGAACTAATAGGGGGGGATTGGACAATTGACCACATTACACCGCCAGGAGAAGGCAAACCAAATCATGACATTAGCAACCTTCAATCGCTATGCCGACAATGCAACGGGCGCAAACAAGATAGAACGCTGGTCAGAACAGCCTGGAAGTCTAGTCGTTGGTGATCAAATCTTGTATTGGGCTGACGATCTGAAACGCAAGCCATTCAGAGCAAAAGGAAAACACAGATTACAGACCCGAGGGTTTTTTCTAGGACGCCTCCCAAT